TTTAAAAAGCTTTGAGGCTTTATTGGAAAGGACAAGATTGTTGGTTTCTATGTCTATGGAAAATATAAATATCGAAAGTACTGAGGTATTTGTAAAGGAAGTAGGTGAAGGCAGTTTTATTGTTGATTTTTTGGTAAAATACGTTATAGGTGAAGAAAATCGACAAAAAGCCGAGGAAATTTACGAATCTACTGTAAGGAATAATGAAAAAGTGAGGACGGTAGTTGCTCTTGGAGTTGGTGCTGCACTGGTAGTAGGCGCTCAAGCCCTACACTCTAATTTTTTCCCTTCCGCCCCTCAACAACCAGCTATTGAGGCATACAATAGCGTTATCATAAATGCAGCAGGTGATGTAAATATCTCACCAGAACAAATCAAAGAATATCAGAACTCCTTAAGAGACTCCAAAAAACTCGCTCAAGAAACTGTTAATGCTTTAGCTCCTGCTCGTTTAACCCCAAACAGTACAATAGAAGTAGATGGATTACAGCACTTAAATGTAGAACCTCAATTTATTAATAACGTTCCAGAAACATACCAGCCTCCAACTCCTGATGAACGTGAAGAAGCTCACTCAAATGTAGATGTGTTGATTTTTGCAAGTGATAAAGATAGGTCAGAGACAGGCTGGGCAGGCAATATACCAAGTTTATTTACTAAAAGAGTAAAATTTATTCTTGGCGATGATGTCCAGCCAAGTGTATTGCACGGCACTGTCCAAGTTAAAGCTGATATATTAGTAAGAGAGCGGTTTAATAAGAACAAAAGAAAGTACGAGCCATATGAGGTTTTGATTTTAGCAATTAATTAAAGATTCAAAATTTTTTAACCCACCCTAGCGGTGGGTTTTCTTTTGTCTATTAAACCTTATAAGAAAAAATAATTTAAACCTACTTTTCACCTTTGGTTTAATTTTTAGTTGACACTTATTTATACCTTTGGTTTAATTACTTCCAAGGACAACAAAAAAGCACACCGACCGCTAAATCATGTGTGCTTTTCCAAACTGCGAGGTAATTATGAATACAACAACTCAATCTTTCAAGTATCCAATTGTAGCTATGGCTGCTGCAGTTGCCACAGTGGGCGCTTTGGCTGTCACCTACACACCAGAGCCAACGACTTACACACCCGCTTTCACAGCGAACACTGCGCCATCTCAGTACGAGCTTTTACAACTTCGTATGACTGACGCCAACAAAGGTCAGGCGGTAATTCGTTTAGATGGTTTCCGCATCACTACAACTTTTGAAGTTGAAGCATTTGAAGATAATTACGGCGTTCCAGGTTCTGAATTTACCGCTGTTGATGTCACCAGTCTTGATGACGTTCAGGTCTTTGATGCAACTGGCAAACGCTATAACGACTTTACCGATCACATCGATCACCGAAACATGAATGCGCTAATCAAAGCGCACATCGAAAAACACCGTTTAGTTACCGTGGGAGATGAATCATGAATTTTGCAACTCCAGAACAAGTGTTCACTGCCCTTGGTGATGGCAAGGACGTTTATTGGTCAGAGGATGGTTCAAGCGATTGGACTCCTTTAAACCAAAAGTCACAGCTTAACTTTTCAGACTTGTACTCAGGCTTTTTAAAGTTCCGAGTTGATGATCTTCCGAAAATAAGCATGCCGATTGAAGTTACCGACACACAGTACTTTTCAGCCTTTGTACGTCATGAGGGCAGCTTTGAAATTTACCGTGTGGGCACAACAAAAACCCGTTTTTATGCACTAAAGCTGAAACGTAATATGCGCTCTGAAAACTACTTTTCAAACATTGATGTATTTGCAGTTAATACTGACGGTAGTTTGAAAAAGGTGTTTAGAACAGTTGCTAATGACTGGGTATTTAGTGCTTTGGAAACAGCTCGCAAAGCGAATCGTAACCGCGAATATAACCAAATTCTGCAGGATACTGGCTTCTTTTCTAGCAAAGAATATGGCGACCACCGACGCAGAAGCCGCCGCATGGGAGGGATGTAATCATGGCATTACCGATTATTACAGCTGACCAGCCGCTAATTGTTCAGGCAATCATTACCTACATCTATGCGGATCCTGGTCTTGGTAAAACTTCTATGGGTTTTACAGGTGACAAAGCCATTTCTTTTGACTTTGACAAAGGTGCACACCGTACTGGTGAGCTACGTCGTGGTGCTGTGGTTCCTGTTCAGCAATGGTCTGATGTTGCAAATATCACCCTGCAGGATTTAGCACCGTATAACACTGTTGTGATTGATACCGTGGGCGCAATGCTTGAAAGCATTAAAACCCACCTGCTTGGCAACCGTGAAAACCGTCAAAAGGATGGTTCACTCAAGCTTAAGGCTCAGGGTTTGGCCAACAACATTTTCACTCAATACGTGAACAACTTGGTCAGTTCGGGTAAAGACGTTGTGTTCATTGCTCACGCATCAGAAGACAACTCAGGCGACCAAGTTATTTACCGTCCAGACTTAGGCGGTAAAAACCGAAATATGCTTTATCGCATTGCAGACATCATGGGTTATTTGACCACTGTCACTACCAGTGAAGGTAAAAGTGCACGTGTAATTAGCTTTAAGCCATCCCCTACTCACCACGCTAAAAACTCAGGTGCTTTAGGGGGTGAAACGGGCGAGGTTTGGGTGCCTGATCTGAAAGAGCACCCGCGCTTTTTGGCTGACTTAATTAATCAAGCCAAGGGCCATATCAACACACTAACCCCTGCACAGCTTGAAGAGCAAAAGGCTCAGCAAGACTTGGGTAACTGGGAGCAAAGCTGCAATGAAGCAAAGCATGCTGGCGATATTAACGAACTGACAGCTTCTTTGGTTAAAGAGCATCGTTATTACGACGTTATGCGCAAAACTCTACTTCACCATGCAAAGCGACTGGAATGCACATTCAACAAAGAATTGAACAAATGGATTGGGCCAAAAGAGTTTTTAGGCATCACGGATGAACAGCGCGATGAACTTCAAGAACTGCTTGCCCAAAACGATATTGATGTCATGACGTTCTGTGAAGAACAAGGAATTGACAGTCTTTTAGCAATCAATGCCGCTGACTTCCAGACAGTAAAAACACACATTTTAAACAGTAACAAAGAGGCTGCTATCGCATGAACGCAATCATTTTAGACACCGAAACTCATGACATGAACGGATATCCGATTGAGATTTCGTATTCGCCTTGCGACTTTATAGATGGCGCTTTGCACGTGGGGCATGAATTGAATTTTGATGAATACTTTTCATGCCCAGAACGCATCTCTTTTGGTGCGATGGCAGTGCATCACATTTTGGAATCCGACATTGCAGGCAAGCCAAGCTATGAAACATTCCGCTTGCCTACCACAGTCAAATACATGATCGGTCACAACATTGATTATGACGTTGCAGCAGTTAAAAAGTGCGACCCAAAAATTGAAGTGAAAGCAATTTGTACTATGGCACTTGCTCGGATGCTATGGCCTGAATCAGATAGTCATACGCTTGGCGCCTTGTATTACCAAATCAATGAAGACAAAGAAAAGGCTCGTAAGCATTTGCGCAATGCTCATAACGCGAAATATGACATTTACTTCACTGGTGTATTACTTGAGGTGTTGGTTGGCGAGCTGGGCATCAAAGATATGAACTCGCTTTACATGATGTCTGAAACAGCACGTATTCCGAAAACAATCACATTCGGCAAATACAAAGGTACTTACATTGATGACCTGCCGAGTGACTACAAAGCTTGGTTACTACGTCAGGATGACGTGGACCCGTACCTACGCAAAGCATTAAAGGGATAAGAACATGAAGAAAAATTATGTTTGGTCTTACAAGGCCAAAGTACAAGGCGGGCGTGGTTTTATCACTGGTCAGGTTGAAGCACCTACTTTCAGCCAAGCAGAAAAAATGGTTTTTGATGACAATTTATTAGTGGATTCGGTTGAGCTGAAATTATGCCGAAATGTGAAGCCAACACAGGAGTTTGCAGCATGAGTATTTTAACGGGTAATGAAGCTTTTGCGGCCATGGCTGCAGGTCAATCAATCGAATGCCGTCATAAAGACGCGACTGTATTTGATGCTATTGGAAACTTCCCTGCCACTGTATTTTTTGATACTGACCATGAATTCCGCATTGCGATCGTGTTTATGACTATTGGTGAAATACAGGTACCAGAAGCAGTCAAAGAAGTGCCTGCCAAGGGTATTCAATGCTTCACCCCATCAGTTCTAACTGAGGAATTGAGCAAGGGCTTTAAGTGGAAAAACAGCGCAAATGACTTGGTGCTTTTAAACCGTGGCTTGGTGCATTTAGTGCAAGAACATGCTGAAACGCATGCCAAAGCATTAATTGCTGTAAGCGGTGGAAGTCTTGAATCGCCTGCAGAAACAGTTGTGGCCAAACCTGAAATTAATGTTGCTGAGCCTGAGCCAGTAAATGAAATTGAGCAAGTTTTAGGGCCTATCGCAAACAAGCAAGATAATGATCTGTCTGTTGCTAACTTGCAGAAACTTCAACAAGAAGCCGAACTGTTATGCAACAAACCTGCAGAAGAATCAGCCGATGCAAAGTACCAGACATTACTTGATGACTTGATTAGTCGCGCTGCTGTTGCTGCCTCTCCTGCAGAAGTAAATGCTCTTGCAGGCTATACAAAAGAATGGACTGCAGAAC